CTTTAAATGACATTAGATTTGTTTTTAGATTTGGCTTTTGTGTACCTTTATATGTTACTAGGTAAATTCATTCCTGTCAATCTGTTTTTTCAATACATCAACCATCTTTGCCATTTGACTAAATGCTTGATTCATATCACTGTTAGAAGGAATGCCCATCATTTTGGCAGACTCAATGATCTGCTCTTTCATTTTCTTTGCTTCGGGATCATCCGATAAACTAAGACGAGTGTACATAATCTGTTGCTTCTCAATCAACCTCTCAAGAATATCAACATGATGATGTTGATCTTCTTTTGTCATTGAAGGAAACTTAAAGACATTAGAATAAACTTCTTCTTGAAGTTCACTAATCTCTACCATCTCCGCACGGACTACATCTGATTGAAAAAAACTCATCTGTTTCTTAGTTGCTCATGAGTCACCGTTGCTGGAATCGGTCCCGCTAGAGGATTCGCCATCGACGCTAGACTCTTCGCCCACGTCGCCTTCGCTTTTGGTGGCAGCTTGTGCCTCCTGTGCTTTGCTATCTTCAATTTGTTGAAGTACATCTATAGCACCCTCAATTTTAATGCGAGTGTTAGATAATTCATTAAGTTGTTTGGAGATACTTGCGTATCTTTCCTTCAATTCTTCAAGTATTGCAGCATTTTCAAGAGCCATGAATGACAACCTCCTTTAGGATTTTTTTGTAACGGGGTACATTAATATTTAGGAAAGGTTTATATTTTTTGATCTTACGACTGACGGTTTCCCACACAGGGTCATTCAGTCGTTTATCAAAATCCTTTCCGTACCCAAATATTATATCATATATTACCATACTTTCAAGTGATGTGTCACCCCCTAGATAACTTTTTAAAATTGGTGGGTGTCCTTTAGTACAATCAAACACATCATCAACCTTCTGATCCTCAAATACATTCTCTACTTCTTCCTTAAAAATATAAGAAAGTGACTGTACCTTTTTCTTCCACTCAATATACCTTCCTTCTCCCTCCTTTATCATTTCACCAATCCACATGGTTGCAGGATCAGTAGAGTATATAAAGTTGGATACAAAGAACTCTTCTACTTCTTTATCATTCTTTGATCTTGCAAACTTCTCAAACCAGAACCTATCCTTCCTCTTATAAAAGGCTTGGACTGTTGCTCTGGTTTTACCACGATACTTATGGTAATCGTAGTGGTCTTTAGTAAAGTGATTTTTTAATGACAAATAGCATCGGTATGCATCAAACGGCATCATTTACCTGCCTTCTCTAGATTTGTTTCTAATAGTAATATGATTGCCTTCAATGGCAATCTCTAAGTAATCTCTATGACTCCACTCCAATTCCTCGTATAACTTATTAAGTTTATCCATATCCTCCCAAAGATCAGTGGGAATAGGTTCCCCCCAAAAAGGATTGTCGTCAGGGTCATTCATAATGGTAGCTTTGCTCGTGAACTACGTTTTAGGAAGTTAAGTTCTGATGCTTCATACTTAATTTTTTCCTTTAATGGTTTTGGAATTAGTTTAGGAACTGATTCTAAATCAATACTATTCTTATCACAAAAATGAATAATAGCATCAATATAATTCATGTCTTTATTTACTTGCACTAAAGTTTCAATTTCCTGTGCAAATCCTGCAGCGGAGAAGAACTTACTCTTCAATACTTTCTCTAGTTCATTCTCCATCCTGTCTCCTAGTACTGTTAGATACAAACTCTTTTATATACCTTACTAATAATTTAATATAGTCCCCTTTGTTCCTTTTGTCAAATACTTTTACTTCACCACCAGGAGTTACCATGATAGTAATTAATTTCTTAACAGGAATTTCAGTTAACTCATAGTAAGCAGCAGCATAAAAGGTTTCCTGTACGAAATAGTTTTCCAACCACTTCTCAGGTTTAATCTTTTCGGATGTCTTAAAATCTATGACTGCTAATTCACCTTCATACTCTGCTATACAATCAACTCTACCTGCAAGACCAAGGTACTCAGAGTAAAGGGTTCTTTCTATAGCGTGTATGTTATTTATCTTATCAAGGTATGGTTTGGCATGATGAAACATAAACTTAGTAGCAGGTCTGAACTGCTCCCAATCTATTTCATTGTTCCTCATATACACTTCAACTGCTTCATGAAAATCTGTGCCACGAGTAGTTGCTTTCTTAGTGATACGATTTGCTTCTTCTATACCAACTTTCTTACGCCAGTTAATAAAGATCTGTCTATTATAAAAGGAAGTGACTGAAGTAATAGAAGGAACCCAACTACCATCAGGAAGTTGATACAATCTACAACCAGGAGTTTCTTTCTTTTCTAATTCAATATCACCTAAGTAATTACAATGATCAAAAATCATAAAGTTGTTTCCAATTTAGCTAAGAGATACTCCTTGACAAATCCAGAACGAACAATATCTTCGACTCCGAACTCAATAATATCAACTGATGGCATGATGCGAAGGATCTTCATAAAATCAATCACACCATTCTTTTCATTGGTCTTAACTAAATCAGATTGAGTAGCATCACCACAGAACATGATCTTAGAATCTTGACCAACTCTTGTTATTATACTATCTAACTCATGAAAATTCAAGTTTTGATACTCATCAACAATAACAATTGCTTTATCAAAAGTAGTTCCTCTTATAAATGAAGTACTCCAGAAATCAATTGTACCTTGAGACTTAAGATTTCCATAAAGCATTTCAAAATCTGCCTCAGTTGGCATCTCAAACATATATTTGACCATATGTTTGTAAGGAATCTGATAGAGTGATGACTTATCTTCATGATCTCCTGGTAGGAAACCAATCTCTCTTGTAGATACTAATGACCTTACAATATAGATCTTCTCATAAGGTGTCTTAGGATCTAGTACATCTCTAAGTGCATTATAAAGAGTTATAAATGTCTTACCAGTACCTGCACATCCATATGCAACTACGTTCTGATTATTCTCATAGCATCTGAATAATTCTTCTTGGTTTGGAGTTAGAGGAGTAATTGTCCTCATCAAGTCCGTGTTAATAGGTTTCTTTCTTTTCATTTGCTTATTACTCATTCCGTATGGAACAACTGGCTTACGAGTTTTTGATTTAGATGTCATGTTATTCTACATCAAAGGCAGATTGAGTTTGAGATTCGTAAGATCCTCTTTTAGCTAATCTTCCAGAGATACCTCCAGATTTATCTGCTTTCTTTAATACCTCACCCCATCCAGGATTTTTATTAACTAGTTTATCTCTCCACTCACCAATAGTTTCAAGTCCCAAACCAGGCATCGTAGAAGGATCAGAGTAGTCTCTATCCCAGTCAGGATTGTCAGTCTTCCACTGATCCCAAGCATGAACACTCATCTTAACTTCCTTCTGTTCACCAGTTTCTTTGTTTATAACAGGGTATGTTGCCATATTAATAGAATAATGTGTAAGATTATTTAGTTATAAAAAATTAAAGTTAATATTAATTCTTGCTTGTGCATCTGTGGTGTTTGTTGAATTATGCAATATAAATGGATCAAAAAATATCATTCTATTTTCTTTGCTACCAATAATTTGATCCTCATTCTTTCCAAATCTAGTAAATCCATCACAAGTATTCATAGAAAAAATACATCCTAAATGTCTAAAATTATAATCATTATGGGGTGGATGTTCTATTAGATTTTCAGTCGCAGGATAAAAATTAGTTTTAATTCTAATTAAAGATTTTATTTCACACACTTGTTTTATTTTTGGTAAAAAAATGCCAGCAAAATGATCATAATATCTAGATTGTATAACATCCTCATCATATATCATATGAACAAAAAAAGATTCTAATATTTTATGAGAATCATTTTTATATGCAATATTAGGAGAATGATACCATGAAAAATTATTTCCAAATATCACATCTTTAATACTATTAAACTCATCTTGGTTTAAAAAATTATCAATTATTTTTATATCGTTGCTCATCTAAGACACGGACCTCTAAACCAAGTAACTAATGATTTTCTTATTCCTGAAGTAACAGGTCTAACTCTGTGCCATTTATCAGATGGAAAAATAAGAATAGATCCTTTAGGATATTTAAGAGTATCATATCTCAAATCTACATCTGGTCCTTTAATTTCTATATCCAATTCCCCACCTTCATATTCATCAGGATCATTTAACCAAATAGTCATACTAAGTTTTCTTGCCAAATATTTACCATCAATCTTTAATGGAATGTTTTCAATATCACGATGCCACTTATAGTGTCCACCATCAGAATAAATTCCATATTGAAGATCATCACAACCGATTAAATCGTAATTCCATTCTTGTTTATTATATAAATTAACTGAATTAAACAATTGTTGTCCAAGATTCTTATCATTTAACCAAGCAATTTTACATTTTCTACTATTTTCTTTACTTAATTCATCAGGATATGCCATTTGCTGTTCATATGACAATGGATCAATAGTTCCATCCTCCCATTTCAAATTACCATTATTAATTTTTTCTTGTATAAAATTCCATAAAGGGGTATTGTTTAAATTATTAATACCATACTCTATAGCCATTCTAAAGCCTCAGATACTGCAGGAAACTGTTCGGTAAATAATTTCTTACATCCATTAGCAATATCCATATGTTCTTTCTGTGTTCCATGTGCAGAACGTAAATTAATATAATGTATCCATGAACGACAAGATCCAGTCATGTAGATACGTGTCGGTGTGGCAAGTGGAAGTACAAATCTTGCACATTCTTTTGCAACACCTGCTTTTAACATCTGATTATATAAACCAAAGGCAGAACTAAACAAAGTATTCATCTGTCTATTAAACTTCTCAACCATCTCTGGATCTAGATCATCAATACTATTCTGTCTGTTCTTATCATCTTGTCTACGGAGTTCAGGCAATTCAATATCACCTAGAAGATTACTGTCAGCATACCTTTGAGAGAACTCTTGGTATGTGAAACTTCTGTGCCTTAAGATCTGTGCAGCAATACCTCTTGTAGTATTGATCTCAATAGTCATGTATGCTTGCTCAAAGACACTCCAATGCCCGTGCTTAATACAATACTTAAGAAGACCAGCAAACTTATCGTTGTCTTGGTTCTTAGGATTAGAAACACGAGCAACGTATGCCATGTGTTGTTCAGCATCAGGAGTGACACTGATTAAATTAATATCTTTACTCATTAGTCAGGATATCCGTCATCATCTTCAAAAACTTCTTCATAGTCTCCTACAGGAACTGATTGGTATGCTTCTACATCTGAATAGATTTCAGACTCCAATTCTTCTACGACTTCTTTAAGAGCCATGATTAAAACTTTTAATTTTCCTCTGTTCATGATTTTGTTTCTCATTATTTAGAGTGGGTGGGAGATTGGATTTCTGTATTACCAATAAGAGACGGGCATTACTACAGTAGTAAATTTTACATCTCTGCCTGAGACCCGACTGGTAAGTCGATTCTTCCGAAGAAGCAGCACCACCTGTGTCTCATCACCTTATCCAGCTATATGCCAGAAAGATTATTCAGTCACTCCCCGTTGAGTTCGTCAACCCAACAAATATATTATTGCATAAAAAAAGAGGGGTGTCAACACCCCTCTAAAACCAGTCAAGTAAGACTGTTCACTATGCACACACAGTCTTTTCTTCTGTATGCTTAATGCCTCTGTAAGTTAATACAGTTGCTTCTTTCTGACAAGATTTCTTGTCATTGGTGTCATAAGAGACACCTCTATAGGTGACTTTTGCCATTGGGTTTCTCCAAAGTAGTAGGGATTTTTGCCCCGTTCCTTCAGTCAACTTGTGCGTCCCATAAGGGATGAACGATTCCGTTCCGAGTCGGCTTACTTGCGACCTGAATGTATCAGGTTGAACGTTATGTGTTAATACTAACACAGTCTTATTATATAGTCAAGTTTATTTGTATTTCCTGATACAGTTTTTTAATCTCTTAACATTTCATCCCTAATTCTTCTTGCTTGTTCATTATGTTCACACAATTTACTCATCCAAATCCTTTCCTCCAATCCAACTTCACCATCAGTTGAGATCATGCGGCAACAAATATCTATTATGTTGTTCCGATAGTTAGTGCTTAACATAGTCCAATAGTGTAGTCGGTAGAGAATTTTTAACATGTTCTATTGCTGCTGGTAGTATACCATATTCCATTCTTTGAATTGCTTTTGTTAATGATTCTACAGTATCTTCTGGTAAAATGGGAACCTTTCCTTGAAGAATTATTTCACCACCATCCAATTCTTCATTCACATAATGGACAGTACATCCTGTTTCTTTATCACCTGCTTCCATTGCCCTCTCAACTACATTCAATCCTTTATACTTAGGAAGTAATGATG